CTTCTCATTTCTTTAATTTTCGCAAGAATGCTCAATCTAAGCCAACACTTGCTCAGGAACACAATAATTCTCTCCTTGAGTATGAGTTTGAGAAGATAAAAACCGATGCCTTGAATAGAGATGTTGTTCCAGATTTTACAGCTTTGACTCTCAGGGTTGTGAAGGAATATGATGCTGGGTTTTTGCATGTGTCTGATATGAAGTCTGCTTTTAAAGAGTTTGCAACTGCCGGTACTGCTAAAGGAAAGCGTATTAATGAGGATGTTAAGACAATTACGGATTTATTTATGAAGGAATATGTGCCTGTTTCTAAAATCAGCAAGTCTGGTAGGAAGAAACTTGGTAGGGGTCCAAAATCCATCGATGAGCTTGGTTTTTATGAAGGATATAATGCTGAGATAACTGGTGATATAAGGCCTGTTATTAGAGCTGCTGTTATGAGGGCTCATGCTAGTAACAAGAGGGTTGAGCCTCAGACTATTTACAATGAAGTGGTTTCTCATATACGGCGAGTGCGGAAGAATATGAACCCGCTTAAGATCAATATATCGCAAGAAGAGCTTGAGCCTATTTTGCAAAAGAGGCGAGAGGGTGGCGCTCTGGATGATGATGAGCAACTTATTTATGATTTATCTTTGGCTAAGATGGGTAGGAATTCAAGGTTTAAGCGTGCGGCGAAGAAGTTTATGGCTTCTGCTAGTAGTTTGAGTGGGGCTAGTCTTGCGGATAAGAAAAAGTTTGCCCTAGAATATAAAGACGAGTTGTCGTTTTTAATGCCAGGTGGTTACGATATCGAGGATCTTCATAATAAATACAGGCGGCGTGTTGATTCTGCTAAACCTAAAGAGGGCGTTGAGGCTACTATTGCTCAACCTAAAGAGGGCGCTGGGACTACTGCTCAACCTAAAGAAGCAATCGGTGATGAGAGTGGTGATACCAAGTTGCCTGTTTCTAAGGATACTGGCGAAAAGTCTTTTGATGAGATGACCCCAGATGAGTTTCTAGCTGCTTTCAAGAAAAATCCTAAGAAGGTTTGGGATGGCGTCCCAGAAGGTGTTGTTAAGGATATGCTCAGAGGCCTTCTTGAAGCACATGGTTTGGATGAGGAAGGGAGTGTTGTCAAGCCTGAAAAGATTAAGTTGGAAAAGAAAAAGCCTAGGAAGCCTGTAGACTCGAAAGATGTTAAGACACAGCGAGCGGATGGTCAATTCCGAACAGACGCTGAAGAAGAGGCGTTCCAGAAAGAAGCCGTTATACAAAAGAGTGCTGTTGTCGAGACCGCTAGGGATGTGTATAAAGTTGGTGAGAGTGCTGTTAAGGAGGTTTCCGATCAGTTTGCAGCGTTGTCGGCTACCAAGAAAAAGGGACCAAAGGCTGTGGCGAAATATAAGGCTGAGAGGTTTCCTGACAAGTATCCATTTTGGAAGTTTCAGAAGTTGGTTGGTGAGTTGGTGGAGGCTGGTTATGATAAATTAGCTAATGAGTTAAGCGAGGAGCTTGATGCGCTTATTGTTGTGTTTGGTGGTGATGTTAAGCCTAAGTCTAAGTCTAAGCCTAAGTCTAAGCCTGTATCAGATGCTAAAAAATTGTCTTTTCTCTCGCAGCAACAATTGGATAATCTTTCAGATGATGTGGCTAGTGGTGCTAACACAGATTATACTATGAAGGAAGTAGAAAACGAGCTTGACAAAAGGGGTTTGAAGAATTGGTAATATAAAGGGAGTAATAGATGTCTTTTGAAGAAGATCCAATTTATGATTCATTGCTTGGTAAGATTGATGAGGAAAACATATCTCATATGTTGAACTTGGAGATATCTCCTCCTGATGAATCTTTGCCAAGTCCAGGGGATGCTCCTTCTCCAGAAGATCCTCCCCCTACACCGCAGGAATCTGTTTGGACTGATTTTTTAGCATCGCCTGTTATGCAGCCTGCCGCTGGTCTTTACGACGCTGTTGTTGAAACTGGTGGTTTTGTTGCTGATGGGGTTGACTGGCTTGGTAAACACAATGGATTAGCGGCAAGGGCTGATAAGTTTCTTGATTCCGTGCCTCGCCCTCCTGAATGGCCTGAGGCTAGTGGTCCTGTGGGTGGTGTTTTGCGTACTATATCTACTTTTATAGGAGCTGCTTATAGTCCTGCGAAAGCATTAAAGGCTTATCATTGGTCTGTGCGTGGCTTTGGTTCTGCTGCTGTTGCTGGGGCTACTGGGTTTCCTGCCGAGTGGGAGAATTCAGCAACATTGATTCGTGATATGGCGGCTGGGAATGCTGATATGGAGCGTGCGTTTGCTGCTTTGCCTACCTCTGTCCAGAATTTACTCAAAGCTTTACCTAATATGGATGAACGGCATCCTTTTTATCAGCGTCTTTTGACTGGCGGTGTCGAGGGTGCTTTTGGTATTCCGTTTGATGCTTTAATGACTTTGGCTATGACATTTAGGGCTTCACGAGAAGCGAAACAACTTTTACAACTAGATCGCTCACTTGCTTCTAAAAAGGCTGAAATTACTGGCGATTTTAGTGTCCAGCCTAAACTTGAAACTGATCCAGATGTTGTTGAGTTTAGAAAACTGCAGGACAATCTTCAGGAGGCAAAGGCAAATAAGAATCCGCAGCATATAGAACAAGCCGAGAAAAGAATACAGAAGTTCGCGGACAAGAATCCGCAGGGGGCTGCTATTGCTTCCCAGCCAAATCTTATTTCTGATGCAGGGAAAGGTGTGTTGAAAAGTTGGGGAGTCCCTTCTCTTAAACCACAGTCTTTTTCTGCGGTTAATAAACAGGGCATTTATGCTGATTCTGAGCAGTTTATTGATCCTGCGAAGCTTGCTGATATTGACTTGTCCAAGTTTCAACTTGCTGACGTTAGTAATACGGCAGAGTTAAAGACAAATATGGAGGCAATGATAAAGAAGATTCAAGCCGAGATTAAAGGGAAGGTTCCGGGTCGCCCTATGCAGAGAGATGTAGCAACTGCTGAATTCGAAAAGGCGATGGCTCGGCTTGGTGCTGATCCGCATTCTGTTTTATCTGGTGCTGTTGTGAGGGGACCAAAGACTGTTGAGGATGCTTTTGTGCTGGATGTAATTCGATCCGCCCACGGGATGAAAACTTGGAGGTTGATGAAAGAGACTCTCGCTGGGGATATGAGTGCGGCTCGTATGTTGCCCAAGCAAATGGCTATTGGGGCTGAGATCGAGGCAATCGCACGTTCTGTTAAATCTCCGATGAATAAAGAGATGCTTAAACAGATCGATCAGTCTGTTAATCTTAAATTTAACAAAAAAACGGGTCAGTTGGATGATGTTTTGGGTTTTGGTTATGGTAAGAATTTTAACGAAGAAGCTACAAATATGATGATGCGTCATGCTGAGATGGTGCGAGAGTTTGACGGCAGGGATCTTGCGGTGCGCTTGAATATGATTCGGGACCCAGAAGCTTATTCCCAAATGATGCGTCAGGCGAGTCGCCCTGGTATGTTTGATGGATTTTTGGAGTATTTTTACAACGCTATTCTTTCTGGTTTGGATACTATCGGTGGTAACTATATCAGTTCTCACGCCTTTGCTTTATACCAGATTCCAGTGAGAGCTATGGCTGGCATTGTTGGTGTTGTGGATTCTGCGATTGTTGGTAAGACAGCGACAGATCATAAAGTTGGTGAGTTTATGGCTATGACTTTCGGCTATACTCGTGGAATGATTGAACAGGTTCCTTTGCTCGGTAGAAATTTGCTTCGTGTCGCTCAGATGAAAAAACCTATTTCTTATTCTGGTTTGCAGAAGTTTGAAGCTTTTGATCGAGCAGCTATTACTGGCGAGGCTTTTGCTCCTGCTATTTCTGCGGCTGATAAAATTATGGACAATGCAACACGTGGGGCATTTAGCGTAAAGACTCCTTTGGAGTTTTTCACAAATAGCTTGGGTCGGTTTGTTAGGACTACTCAGAACTTATTTGTAACTGGCGATGAAATGAATCGTTCTGTTGCGTGGTCTATGGGGGCTTATTCTCAGGCTTATAGGAATATGGTTAATTCTGGGAAATCTCCGAATGGGATGATGAGGGAGTTGAAAGATTCAGTGCGTCATATCTCTAAAAAAGAGGGTGAGGCTGTTGATTTAGGTGATGCGATTGCTTTTGTTGATGAGGTTGAGGCGAGTGCTGGGTTTAGGGACTTTGTAGATAATTACCCAGCTATGAGAGTCTTGTTCCCATTTGTTCGATCTCAGGCGAGTATATTTTCAGCTTTTGTTAACAATACTCCTTTTGCTACCTTATCTCCCCGATTTCATAAAGCCTTAAAAGCTGGTGGCGGAGAGCGCCAATTAGCTTTGTCGAAGCTTATTGTTGGCTCTGGTTTGACATATTCTATTTACGAGGGTTGGGCTAACGGAAACCTCACTGGTAGTGGTCCTTCTAATCATGAGGAGCGTGGTCATATGTCTAGAATGGGTTGGCAGCCAAGCTCAATCAAGGTTAGTGGGGATAGTTGGTTTGCTAATATGTTTGATTTTGAGCGTTCTATGGAAGGTACAGTTGAGCGTGTAATTGATGGAGATACGATAGATGTTAAGGATGCTGATGGAGAAGTTCATCGAGTCCGTTTGAAAGGTCTTAATACCGCAGAGCTTGGTACTGTTTCAGGTATGGAAGCTAAAGAAGTTATGCAAGGGATCTTGGCTGATAATCCTCAGGTTACTATTAAGTGGTCTAAGATGGCAGCTAAGCAAAGTGGGAAGGAAAGTTGGGGGGATCGATTGCTTGGGAAAGTTTACTTAAATGGGGTGGATGTTGGGGAAACTATGGTTAGTAAGGAGGCTGGGCAATTTAGACCTGAGCCGCCTAAATATGTTTCTATTCGTTCTTTTGAGCCATTTGCTACTCATTTAGAAACTTTAGTTAATAGTTTTGAGCTTATGAGTAAAATGGATGAGCCTGACCGAAGCGATAGTTTGTTTAGGTCTGCTTACGAGAACGTAGCTTCTAATTTGCTTAACAAACAATATACAAAAGGATTGATGACCATTGTTGATGTTTTGAATGGTGGTAGAGGGACGGATCAATTGCCAGGGAGATTAATGGGAACTCTTGTTCCTGCTATTACTGCTGATACGGCTAAACATCTTGATCCTACGAATCGTGATTATAGGACGATAGATCCTACTTTAACTCCAGAACATGCCGCTATGGTTAAGATGATCAGTGGTGTTGTTTCTCGAACACCTTGGGCTTCTAAACATCTTATCCCTAATTATGATGGGTTAGGGCATATTGGGGCTAAGTTGCCTTCTTGGGGAGATAGTTTCTTTAATATTATGCCAGAGAGTGCGCAGATAGATAATCCTGTATTTTCTTCTTTTATAGTTAACAACTATTTTCCTAAAAAACTTCAACCTAAAATTATGGGGGCTGATTTATCTTTGGATGAGTATGCTGAATACCAGAGGTTGCTCGGGACGGTGACTATTGGGAGGAATAATTTAATGCAGGAATTGCGCGAAACTGTTGCTAATTTTGATGAGCGTTATGATACTGTAGGCCCCGAGGGGACTCAGCGTGACGAGTTGCAAGCTGTGAGGGAAAGTTATAAGATGGAAGCTGAGGATGCTATGTTGGAAAAGTATCCTACCCTTGAATTGAGAATTGAACAAGCAGAGGATTCGGCTGCCGAAGTAGAAGAGCAGTCGGTCCCTTTCAATCAAATGAACGTGGGCGATAAGTCTATGGAGAATATGTTTAAAAGGAGCTATAAATGACACAAACAGCAACCAACGCTCGGGTTGAATATACAGGGAATAACAGCACGACTGCGTTTGCAATGACATTCCCTATTACGGCTGCTAGCGATGTGAGTGTTTATGTCGACGGCGTGCTGAAGACGATTACCACACATTATACTGTGACGGTTACGAGTTATCCTGGGACTGGAACTATTACGTTTGGATCAGCGCCAGCTTCCGATACGGCT